AAGCCTGTCACCGAGAGCTATGCCACCAAGGAAGGCGGCACGATCACCCGGCAGACCGGCGAGGTCGAATGGACCGCCATCAAGCGCACGCACGACGGGCGATACCAGGCAATCGCCGATGAGGATGAAAACGGGTTCACGGCGGCCATGGGCGCAACGTTCCTGGCGACTGTGTACGAACCGACCTTTACGGCTCCGTAATTTGTACGCTGCCGCATGGATCATCCTGCGGCAGCAGTCTTTTTCTAGGAGGTGTTGATCATGATTACCTGTACGCTTGGCGGGAAGAACTATGCGGTGGATTTCATTTCCGGCAGAGCGCTGCGCGAGATGGAACCGGCGTCCCGGATGTACGGGAAACTCGTCCGGATCTCGAAGGAAGCCATGGAAGGCAAGGATGTGACCGAGGAAACCGTCACGGTCGCGGATGCGCTGGACGTGATGGTGAAGTGGTTCTGCATCCTGTTCGGCGGGCAATTTGCACCGGATGAAGTATACGATTGTTATCCGGCTGACCGGCTGATGCACGATATTGCACTGGCGTTAATGGCTGTTCAGACGCAGACGACCGAGGTGTTGGAGTCTTTCCCTACGAAACCGGTGACGCAGGAGGCGACGGAGATCGCAGAGCAGATGTCGAACGAAGCGATAGCGCCCTGACGCTGCCGGATTATATATACCGCACCTACAATATGCTGCTGAAAGCCGGGTGGCGGATGGGGGAGATCGACGAGATGGACATGCCGGGATTTCTCCGTATGCGGGCATGGGATGCGCAGCAGGAACAGAAACAAAAAGCACCTCGCCAGGCGTTCATTGACGAAGTGTGGGGGAATCAGGCTTCCATTTGATGTGTTTGATGGACAAACATTGTTATTGTGTTCACAACAATGCTTCCACATAAGGCTTGATCCTTGCCTTGATGCCAAGTTCAGCCGCATATTCGATGAGTGTCTGTATGCGTTTGCTTCCGCGCATGTAGGTTTTCAGAACTTCAAGGGCGACATCTGTTCCCACGGTTTCGATGCTTCTGAAAAAATCGCAAACGGTTCGCTCACGGTCATACACTCGCAGTAGACCTTGATGGGTATTCAACACTTGAATTCCCAACGAATACAGGTGCTCTGTTTGACGAAACACCCGGATGGGCGGAAATGCGGGAACTTTCGGGAGTACGCCTTTGTTCGGAACAGTAAGATACACTGCATCTGGAATCACTGTTGTGAGATCTTGGATGTTAGCCGCAGAATATAAGGAAAGCACGGCATGGGGAATAACGGACACGGCAATCAAATCACCGGAGAGATCTGGAAAGCTAGCAGACCAACAGTAGTAACCGGTTTTGATTTTCGTTATATATCCTTCTGTCAACAGAAAATTGATATCCTTCGTACAAAAGCCTGAGGATCGTAAGATGCTCGTTTGCAGAATTGGACCCTTTGCAGAAAAGAGTTGCTTTACCTGCGCAATTCGTTGACCGGACACAGTACCACCTAATTTCAGCAAATAAAATGTAGAAAACTGAATGTTGATGGTAGTATTATACTGCGATACCATGGATATATCAAGAAAAACTGTATTGATCCGACATATCAAAAAGCACCTAAATAGGTGCTTTTTTGTTAGGAGGTGTTCTTGTTGAGTGAGGTCCTGCGCGATCTGGTCGTAGCGCTATCTTTAGACAGCGATAATTTCAGCCGCAACCTGCGTACCATCAATCGGCAGATTAAAGAAGCAGAGAGCACCTTCCGGTTAGCCGGGGCAGGCGTGGACGGATTTGAGAAATCCGTCAAGGGCACCGAAGCGAAGCTCTCGATGCTCGGGAGCAAGCTCAAAGAGCAGAATCGCGCGGTGGAACAGTATTCCCGTGCGCTTGTTGCAGCGAATCAGAAACTGACCGATGCGCATGCGCGGCAGGAGAAGATGACGACTGCGCTGACGGCAGCACGTGGAGAGCTTTCGCAGGCGAAGGCTGCGGTCGCCAGTGCTTCCAGTGAATATCAGAAGCTGGCTGTATCCCTTGGAGAATCCGATGCGGCAACGGTCATGGCAAGAGAGAATTTTGCGCGCTGCGAACAGGAATACCAGGACGCACAAGGCAAGGTGAAGCTGCTGGAAGGGCAGCTGCAGTCCAATACCAAAGCGCTGCAGAACAATGCGGATGCGATCTCCAAAACAAAAACAGATCTGAACAACGCCAAAGCCGCGGTCAAAGACACGGAATCGGAAATCCGTCAGCTGACGGAACGGCTTTATACCATGCAGTCCGGCTGGACGAAAGCCGGTGATGCGCTAACCGCGTTTTCCAAAAAATGTTCTACGATCAGCAAGACAATGGTGACGGCCGGGAAAGGCATGACGGCTGCGGTCACGGCTCCGCTCGTTGCGTTAGGGGCGACAGCGGTGAAAGCGTCCGTGGAGTACGAGGACGCGTTCGCTTCCGTGCGTAAGACAGTGGATGCGACGGAGGAAGAATACGCGCAGCTGTCTGATTCCGTCAAAGGAATGAGCACAGAAATAGCGACCTCCGCCAACGATATTGCGGAAGTCATGGCGAGCGCTGGGCAGCTCGGGATCCGGAACGATAACCTCGTAGACTTCACCCGCACGATGATCGACCTTGGGAACTCCACCGATATCATCGCCAACGATGCCGCGACGGCCATTGCGCAGTTTGCCAATGTGACCGGGATGGCGCAGACGGAGTTTTCAAATTTCGGTTCTGCACTGGTCGATCTTGGCAATAACTTTGCGACGACCGAAAGCGCTGTTATGGACATGGCGACGCGTTTGGGTTCAGCCGGTTCGCTGATCGGATTGTCGGAGGCGCAGATCCTGGGTTTCGCCACGGCGCTTTCCTCCGTCGGGTTGGAAGCCCAGGCGGGCGGTACGGCGTTTTCGAAGGCGATGATCGCTATGCAGGTGGCGGTGGAAACCGGTGATGGCAGCCTGACTGACTTCGCTCACGTTGCCGGATTGAGCAGAAAAGAATTCCAGGCACTCTGGAAGAGCGATCCGGCCGGAGCGATCGAGCAGTTCATTGTAGGATTGTCCCAAATGGACGAAGCCGGCGTATCCTCCATCGTGACTTTACAGGAAATGGGCTTTGCGGAAGTCCGGCTGCGCGACACCCTGATGCGCGCGACGAATGCCACCGAACTGTTCAGCCAAACGCAGGAAACGGCGAATGCCGCGTGGGAAGCGAATACCGCGCTGACGGATGAAGCGAACAAGCGCTACGCCACTACGAAAAGCCGACTGACGAATCTCAAGAATACAGCGCTTCTATTTGCACGACAGATCGGTGATGATCTGAACCCTACCATCCAGAGCCTGATCGACCGCGCCAATGAACTGCTGGCGTCCTTTCTGTCCATGGATGAGAGCCAGCGGATGGCAATCATCAAGTTTGCGGCCGTTGCTGCCGCGGCCGGACCTGCGCTGTTGGTGATCGGGAAAACGATTGGAGCGGTTGGAAAGGCCTCCGCGGCAATCGGTAAATTTGCTACCGGCATGGGAAAGTTCTCAGCCAAGGTGAAGCTGGCGGGCGGAGGTGTTTCCGGATTTGTCAAAACCGTGGGTTCTTCGAAACTTGCGGTAGCCGCGCTCTCCGCCGCGCTGATCTATGGAGCATACAAACTCTACGATTACGCGTCCGGTGCTAAGACGATCCGCGAAGCCCTCGAGGGCATGACCAAGACGGCCAGCGCCTGGAAGAACACTGCCGCAGATACCTTTTATTCCAAGGGCGGGTTGAGTGCTTTTGGCATGTCGGAGGCCGACTTCACCCGAAATTCCCAAACCGCACAGGAGTGGAAGGATGGCCTGGTGGCGGTTTGGTCGGATGGGAAGAAGGAAACGGATGCCATCGTATCCGACTGGACGGAATCCTTCAAAACCCTAACCTCGTCCACCCGTGAAGAGCTGCTAAGTATGCAATCGACAGCGGATGATTCCGGCTATACCGCGATCTCTAGTCAACTATCCGCGGACATCGCCCAACTGGATGCAATGGACGCGGAAGTCGAAAAGCTTCTCAAACGGCGTCAGTCAAAGGAATTTTCCGACAAGGACGAGAAACGTCTTCAGCAATTGGTGGACGAGCGGGAAGCGATCGAGGTCAAGTACCATCTTACACCGGCTGATACCGACGGCTTCGAGACTATTCGGCAGAAGCTCCAGGCTGAGGTGGCCCGTGCGCGGGCGCGGGGGGAGGAGACTGCGGACGCCTCTGTATACGAAAGCGCCATGGTTGCCGCGGCTGAGGGGATAGCGGCGATCAACACCCAGCTGGATGCGCAGTATGACAAGGAATACGCGCTAATCCAGCTCATGCAGGATGAATCTGAGAGGCAGCAGGCGCTGGAAGCGCTCAATGCCAAATATAACGCTGATCGCATGGAGGCTGCCGAGGAGTATGCACGGACGTTAGCGGATCTCGTGATGCCGGTATGGCAGCAGGAAGGCATTCAAAAAGCCGGCGACGATGTCGATACGCTCTATGCCAAGCTGCGGGAATACAGCATTGCTGCCTCCAACAACGATACTTTCGGGATGGGCAAAGCGCTGGAAGATATGAATACACTGACCGCCGATATGGACGAGGGGAGTCTGACGGACTATCTTGGGATCCTCACACAGATCCAGTCCCTACTGGACACCGGGCTTTCTGAGGACGAGATCAAGGCGCTGTTTCCGGAGCTAGACGTTTCCGGACAGATGGAGCAGATCGCAAGCCTGACGCAGTTTATCCAGGACCATAAAGATACGCTGTCCGGGTTGAATACGATGTTTTCGGATGCTGTCCCTGAGGAAGTGTTGAAGATTGCCACCGATCTGGACATGACGGGCGCGCAGGCGCGATGGGATGTTTTCGCAGAGAATCCCGGAGTGATTACCGCGGACGCGGTCATCAACAGCAGTATTGCCCTGGTCGGGTATGATCTGACAGCCTACAACGAATTCGTGACGAACAATCCCGTTACGGTGACCGGGGTAGTGCGGATTGGTGAAACCTTTGATAACCCGTCCGATGTGCTCGAAAATCCAGATGCTACCTTCTGGGAAAACGGCGTAGAGATTCCTGTAAATCTAGTGCCAGCAGAGAAAATCGATGCCGATACCTTAATTGCTTACGATGCTGACGGTACGCTGCATGTGTTGATCACGCCGGAGATAGAGGGCACATCGCTGTCTGTACAGAAAGCTGCGGAAGGCATATCGAAGGACTATGTGACGACCTCAGTGTTCGGGAAACAGTCGCAAAACGACTGGGGATTTCTCAACGGCGTTCTCGGCAACAGCTTGTTGGAATGGATGGGCAGCTTCAATGCTGAACTGAAGCTCTTTGAGAAGAACAAGGGTGGGATCGTCACCTTATGGGGGTTGCTGGACGAGACTACGCTGTCTGGGATCAACAGTCGGATGAACGCACAGTTCTCCGGAGAGAATCTGGCAGGCTTCACGGCCTATGTCTCCGAACTAACGGCAGCGATCCAAAACGGCGAGAACCTATCGGAAGACGATCTGACCAATCTGCAAAACATTGTAGAGTTCATTAATAACCTTGAACTGACCGATACGGGCGAGAACATCCGCGCAGGCGTGGCCCAGGGGATGACGGAAGCCGGGTGGGACACTGACGCTGAAACCGTCGCCTCCAGTCTGGAAGCGGCGCTTAACCTGGCACTGGGTATCCAGTCGCCTTCCGCCCGCATGAATCCTGTTGGAAACAATGTATCTGCGGGCGTAGGCGTCGGGATGACGGGGTATGATTTCTCTCCGGAAGCCGGCACCATGGCTGCGCGACTGGAAAATGACATATACGCAGCGCTTTCAGGGAATCTGAACGCATCGACGTTGAAACCCATAGGCATCCAAGTGATGACCGGGTTGACCGCTGGCATTCGGGTAGGCCAGGAGGGGATGGTCCTGGCTATGCGTGCTGCCGCGCGCGCAGCCGTGAACGCTGCCAAGCAGGAACTGAAAATCGCCTCTCCATCCGGTGTGTTCCGTGATGAAGTGGGACGTATGGCGATTAAAGGTTTCGGACAAGGTGCACTGTTGGAGAGCAAGGAACAGGCCAAGGTGATCCGAAATGCTGCGCGATTCCTTACCGGTGCTGCGCAGGACGGAACCGTGAGCCATACTTCGTATGACAATCGAAGAACTTATAACCAGAACGCTACCTCCACCGTGCAGGTCGAGAAGCTGTATGTGCGGGACGAACAGGATATCCGTTCCCTGGCGGTTGAGATTGCCAGCCTCACAAAACGGCAGCAGCGTGGTAAAGGGCTGCGAATGGCTTGAAGGCTACGCAATCCCGGAGTATAATATGCAGGTTGAAAAGAGTAATCTGTTTGATGATCAAGTATCTGCGGAGGGAACCTATGAAACTGAACTTCATTACTTTCCTAGTGAGAGACATTGAGAAATCCGTGCGGTTTTATACCGAGTTGGCAGGGCTGCAGGTTGTTAATCGCATCACGCCCAAAGCTGGAGAGATTGTATTTCTGGCCAATGAACAAGGCGAAACGATGCTGGAGTTCATTGCGGTAGAAGACGCGGTGAAAGTCAGCGTCAAAGGAATGGCGATGAGCTTTACAGTCAATGATGAACTGGAGACAGTCCGGGAGAAGGCAATCGCTTTGGGGTATTCGCCGTCGGAGGTCAGGGAGATCGGTCCCAAACCGAAGTATTTTATGGTGATGGATCCCGATGGGATCCCAGTGGAGTTTAGCGTTTAAAGCTGAATGTATATGGGGTAAGGGCACTGTCTCAACTGACAGTGCCCTTTACTATGTCTGCTTGGAGGTGAGGGTGTGAACGATTGGTTCGAATGGAATGGTGTTCGTTGCACTGAGTACGGTATTCATGTTTCCAAACAGCCGGCGTTCACCACTCCTTCCGAGCGTGTGACCTATACGAATGTGCCGGGTCGCCCGGGCAGCCTGACGACGCTGGAGGGCGAGGACGTTTACGACGATCTGGTGCTGACTGCCACCTGTTTTCTCTCCGACCCTTTACAGATTCCAGCCATCGCGGCTTGGCTCAAGGGAAGCGGAACGGTCACCTTTGCCAACCGGCAGGGCGGCTTATATAACACGCGGATTGCAAATCAGATCAGCTTTGAGAAAATCCTCCGTGGAAATCCGCACCATGAGTTCACGATCAATTTCCGTTGCAAGCCTTTCTGGTATGCGGAAAACGTGGAGCCGATCACGCTCACGGAGTCCGGTACGTTCATCACCAATCCTGGAAGCGTCTATTCCGAACCGGTGATCACCGTATACGGTTCCGGAGATATTACGCTGATGATTGTG